TAATCGAAGTGAATGGCTTTTCTTTTGCTTCAGAGACATACAGTTCGCCCTTAGCTGTAAATTCTACCGGCATTCGACTTTCAAGATATTGTGCGCCTACCCTATGCGGCATAGCAGCGGTTCTAGCAAGCGAACCAGTTATAGTTCCAATGCCCCTTACAAATAATTTCCCACCAGTGGAAAGAGCCTCTTGGCCTAAAATTCTTATCACCGCCCTTTGCCCGGCCTTTTTTGTAAATGCGTAAATCCCACGAGTAACCAAAAAGTCAAATACATAACTAGGAAGTTCAATTATACCAGCGACAGCTTGCGCTCCAACAGTCAATCCTCGCTTTTCAAACTTAACATCCCTCAATCGTCTTTCAAGATACTCATCAACAATCTCAAGCATCTCTGCTTTGTATTTTACAACCTCATTATAATCCTCCTCGCTCATTTGCGATTTCCATTCACTTAGCCTAGCAGGTAGTTTGCTGAGTCGGTACGTAGCGAGTTTCACCTTACCTATATCTATGAAGGGAGCGACAATATGAACTCCTGGTATTTTTCCAATTCGTTCCCGCCATGTCAGACTACTAAGAAATTCACCAGCACTAACTCTGTTTAGCCTCTCTGGTGCATATTTAATCCAATCTCTCATGGCCTCTACGCCAATGTACCCACCTGGAACTTCCTGCCCTTCAGGTGGCACATAGTCGATACTTTCGAGTTCTGGGGGTTCTGTTACTACTGGTTCAGGCCCAGAAAGCGGCGAGTCTGGGATTTTCGTATCACCAAATAAGAGTTCGTCGTACAAAGCACGGGCTTCGGGTGTTGAGATAGCCTTAGCGGCAACAACATCAGGTTCTAGATTGTAGTTGCCCCCAGCATCGAAATACTCTTCGGCTTCTTGGAAAGTAAGGCCGCGCTTCATGGAAATGTCATATATTTTGTCCCACTTTTCTTCATCGAAAGCACCACCACCCAAGACCTGAGTTCCAATTTCCGTTCGGTCAAACGGTTGGGTTGCTGGTTCTCCAATAGTTGATGGGTCAAATGGCATTATATTCTCTTGGCGCCTTCTTTAATGGCTATATCTACTTTGTCTGGCCTAATATCCCACACCGTGCCGTCAGGGAATCTCATTCTGACCGGGCCGGGGCCAACTATAGGCTTCGGCTTGTTTCTTGGCGTAAACGCTAGACCAAGTTGTTCTTTAGACATATTCTTAACATCTTCCTTTAGACCTTCCGCAAACAGGAACGCTTGTTTTCTAGTCCACGTCGGGTTCGCTTCAATGCCTTCAGCCAACCTTTCTTCGTATATACGAATACGCCTTTGCCCAGTTGGAGTTTCGCTGTATCTGGCCTTCATCATTGCCCTTAGTCCATTAGCAACTTCCATATTATTTGCAAAGCCCTCTCGCTTGAACTCTCTTACCATCAAGTTGTACTGCCTTGCGGAAGCCTTGCCACGAGGACCAAAGTCGCCATTCATCTTTGCCTGCCTCATCTCTGCCAATAATGTAGAGTCCAGCCTTCCAGTACGCTTCATGGAATCAAGCCTTTCCCTGAAACTTGTTATCAAAGTATCGTTGATTTCTCCTTCGCCTTTATACCATCGCAACAGATACTTTTCCCAAGATAATTTATCTTTTCCAGTTAGATTACTAGCCATGATTTTATCATTTAATGCTTCATGGGCTACCCTCAATTCGTTCGCCATTAAATCCTTGGCATCCAAGGCAAGCATTTCCTGAGTCAATTCCTCTATAAACTTGTCCTTAACGTCAACATATTGTTTCTTGGCTAAGGTCTTCATTTCAGTTTTATATTTAAGCTGGTCTTGGTTAAGCGGGGTCTTCTTATTTAACTCATCCAGCTCCTCGGAAAGCACCTTAATGGCTTCAAGGTCTCCGTTTCCGGCTGCAATGCCAAACTGCGTCAGAAGTGAATTAGTATCAAACTGTTCTATCTTATACTTCTCTTCTTCAGGTGTAATTATCCCAACAGCAGCAGTTTTCCGCGTTAAAGCAATAAAGCCTTCCTTGTCTCCCTCTTTAAGAAACTCTGTTTCATTTATTTTTGTTTCTGCTTCTATTCTTTTGATACGGATTTTATTAGTAATAGCACGTGCCTGAATCTCTGTTGCGGGAAGAAAAGCATTTTTGAATATCTCTAACTGATTGTCAACGCCATGCCGTCCAGTTGAAACAGCCCCTACGTCCTTAAGAAAAGTGGCCTCTAACTCTTTTGCACCCTCTGGGTCTTGCATAGTCTGCAAAGCCTCTAAATACGAATTGCGAAGCTCCTTTATTTTCCTCTGCCCATTTGATAACGCGAGGGCATCTTCTGCGGCGGTTAGCTTTTCAGATAAGGCAAGGCCAATCTTCGAAATATTTGCGCCCGCTTGGGTCATGGCTCTAGCAACTTGACCCGCACCTATATCTGTATCTAATTGCGCAGGAACACTTGTCCCTCTGCCAGAAGGTTGTGTCGTACTACGTACTATTGGAAATCTTGGCATATTACTTTTTACTTTCCTTTGCTGGCTCAGTCATCGTCACCGCCACCGCCAAGCCTTGAGCCAGCTAACCCAATCTGACCAAAGCCAGTCAATAATGTAGAACCTGCACCAATCATACCAGCCTTATAAGCGGCACTTCCTCTCATGCCATATATACTGGCCTGAGCAGAGTGAATGCTGGACTGGCTTCTTGCTCGCTGGGCACTTACCCGGCCTTCGTAGCCTATCATAAGGTTTTCAAGTTCCATCTCCGCAGCCTGTTCAGCCTCTAAGAGTAATGCCGTACCAGCACCAGGAACAGCGCCAGAAGCACCAATCTTAGCTAAGAGACTACTCTTAATCCTTGCTGCCTCTTTTGCCTGTCTTCGCTGCTTGAACTGGGTAGCGGCTTCTATACTCTGTGCTTCACGTTCCGCAACTGCGGCATTGTATTCTGCTACAGACTGCTGAGCCTGCGCCTGAGCTTTCGCGGCTCTCCCAGCCTGTATTTGACCTACAGCCGCAAGACCAGTTCCAGCGGCGGCAACACCAAGAGCAGCTATTGCTATTGTCGTGGGAGCCATTATCCTAACCTCACATACATATATGCTGGTTTACCTTCTTTAGTCCATCGGAGCATTATACTCTCCTGACTAAAACCTAAATGCTCAACTGTGTTTATAGCCTCTACAAAGTCACACTCTACAGCAGCCATTAATCTCTTAATTCCGTGGTCTTTCATCATAATAGCTAACCACTCTTTCATTGTACGATATACTTTTCTTATATTATCTTTTGCATGTTCACTAAGGTCAACCCACGCCCACGCAACTGTGGGTGTCACTATCTTCATTCCGCCAACGGCGAGAAGCTTTCCGCCATGCTCTAAAGCATATACGTAATCCAACATTTCCGGCTGTTCCTTAAAACAACCTCTAGATATAGTATGGTCTGCCATATACTCCAAATCAGATTGTATTGCTTCTCGAAACTTCAAACTGCTATCTCCGTAATTGTTATACTAGACGCACACACGCCACCATATCTCCGGTTTGTTCCTGACCCATTAAAAGTAATTGTTCCACTTGCCCCTCCAATGCGAATCCTGAAAGTTGTGGAATCAGTTGTACCAGCTTCCATGTAATGCCTCAAAACAATAGTTTCTGGTGAATTGGCAGTTGTATACTGACCCGTCGCTGCTAGAGCGGCAGCAGTAGCATCTTGGAAAAGCGCCACTGTAGTAATATCGTTTGTATCGACACAACAATGAACAATAGCTTCTATCATAAGCTTGTTTGCAGATGCGGCGGGCTTAATTGCACGAGTCAGCACTTCCAAACCATCACCAATATCTGGTATATCATCACTATAGGCTATATTAGAAGCACTGTCATTAACTGCCGTAATTGTAGTATTCACAATTTTTACTATTGAACCAGCAGCATCAATAGAGTCGTCTACATACTTTTTGTTTGCTACTTCATAATCTGCGTCGGGAACATCAGAAGGGGTGATTGGGAAAACATCAAAGGTATTTTCAGCAGTAAAAGTATTCTCTGCATCCAAGATAGCCGCAGTAGCCACTTCTGTATCGACGTATGTCTTTGTTGCTTTTTGTGTCGCTACCACAGTATCAGAATTAGCGTCAAGGGTACCGTCGGTATCAATGTTAAGCGTTGCGACATCTCCCAACGCAAGGGTTGTTCTTGCGGCGGCAGCATTGGCAGCTTCGGCCAATGCCGTTCCAGTAGCAGTCATGGTTACGTCGCCAGGATCAACTGCCGTAGCTGCGGTTGGCACACCAGCCGAGTTAAACAATAGGTACTTACTGGCTCTATCAGCTGCACTTGGAAGGACAAGTGAGTTCGTGGCCGTACTATCACAATCTGGCATACGGACGCATCTGTCCAGGCCGTCCTTATTCTCTATGGCCAACTTTGTTACCTTGTCCAAAGCATCTTCAATGTTCTCGGCACTAAATGCACCACCATCTTCAAGGTCTAAAGTCTGAGTCCTTGGGGTTTTGCGGATGATATGAATATATTTATCGGCGGATACAAATGGGTCAACCGTTAGAATACTGCCACCGTCTTCCCCATTGTTTGTGACAACATAATGCGTTGTTTCCGTAAGAGTTTCTTCAACACCAGTAGTCGTTACTATTGTCTTAACCACAATATCGCTATTGGAGACTATAGGGAACGTAAAAGCCACAGTCTGTTCCTCGCCAGTGCCAATTGTTCCTGTGGTTCTGTTCGTTTGATTAGATACAGTCATTGTATCACCTTCCAGTTATATCTGTTCTTGGTATAATTGCTCTTATAGTACATGGCTCTGGGCCACTCCCTGAAATTAAAATTGATTCGTCGTTACTAAACCCACCGTCAAAGTTTACTATCTTATCGCCAGTGAACATCGCCGGAGGGTCACCATATACTTCTGTTGTGCGCCAGTTAATATCAAACAAGTTATCAGTATCTACACCATACTTTGTATTAAACGTATTAACAAAGGACAAAACTAATTCCGGTACTCGCCTTATTGTACCCCTAATAGAACCTTCCTGTGCGTTAATATCCAATATCATTGGTTTTAATTTGTAAGTGTTCGATAACCCAATAGACGCTTTTACTACCTCGGTATCAATAGTAACTTCACCGCCAACCACAGTCTCGTCATCATATACTGCACCGTCACCTAAGATTTTAACTGTCTCGCCTTCCAGGTGGTCTAGGCCAGAGAATGTACTTTTCGCAGCGCCAGAATAAGTTATTCCACAATCCACAAAGTAAGCGTCAGATTGGGTAGAGAAAGTTCTACTGCCAAATCTCTCTACATAAACTACATCTGAACCATTTATTGTCCTGTTTACTGTCAGCCAAACCTCATCCTCGTCGTCGCCTGGAATCACCGCTACAGACTCAACAGTAGCGCCTGTCTGTAATGGATGCTTCGACCATGCCACAACGTTCTGGTCACGCTCGTAAGACATAGACAGTAACATGCCATCGCTACGCACCGCCCAGAGAATAGAATCCGGACTCTTCTGATATGCAATATGTGTTATACCACCAAGAGTAATGTGTTCTGCAAGTGAAGTTAAGTCTGGAGCAGTATATCTATCCTCCTGAGAGTTGTATGTAAGTTCTCGAATCTTTCGGCCTACATAATCTACAAAAAGAATTACCTCTCTGGCACGTAACGCCTGAATTGCCGCACTACCATTTGTTGTCTGCATTCTTGCCGCATAATTAGTCGGGGTAAGCGGTTCGTAAAACTTAGTAGAGTTTACAGCCCATTCATCACCTGAAGTACCTACAACAATAGCTTGTAAGGCGTCTATCCACTGAATTATATTTGTTGTAGTTAATACTATCGAGAACGAATCTGCGTCATTAACTCCTTCGTCAAAGTTTTCATAATCGTCTGTCTTACTGAGCCATAAAGTTTGTGGGTCATTGTCCGTTCCGCCGTAAACAGTACGTCCTTCAAAGAACGTGAACGCTCTCGGATAACCTCTTACTCCAGACCATGCACCTTCATGCCACTTGGCCGTAGAATCGGTTGACTCCAATTCCTTCACAACCTTTATCGCTGCTTCAGTAGCAGAGTTAATAGCAGTTATTCTTACAATGCCTTCTTTTGTGGCTTCTTGAACTGAAATGTTTGCTTTTACCGTCCCGCTGGTATATTCAGATACCCGTATCCGATACCGAACATTATCTTCCGTTTCCGTTTCCGCCAAAGAAACATTATTCTCATTTCGATCATAGGTGCGATACGGTTCCCAATCGGTATTGCCTATATTCCGCTCAAGGACAACCGTCCCGACCCATGTACCTTCAGTAACAAAATCAAAAGCACCTTTCACGTCGATTGCATCACTTGTGTCTATTGCAGCAGTAGATATAGAAACCTTTGTCGTTTCACGTGGATGGACTAATTTGAACAAAGCCCCAACATGTCCAGGCTGAAAAGTAAAAGCAGCTACACCTGCGGTAAGTGTCCCTACGGCGTTAACAGCAGTAACGCTAGACTTCATGGTAACGCCATCTTCTTCAGCCAAATCATTGCGGACAAGAAACGGTCCATTTGTAAATACAATATCATCCAGTGAAAATTCGGTTGCCGAGGTTCTCGTAAGCTTTTTCGGCTTATAGTCTGGATGCAGTATCCACATTGTATCGCCCTGCTGCTTAACTGTAAGGGCTGGAAGGTCATCCTTGTCGTAATCGCTTGCCACCTCAACTGGCACCGCGCCGTCAAGCAGAATAGAACCGTCGTAATAGAATCGAATATATTCATGTCCAAACTCACACATGTATGCGATTTCAGACGAATAAATAAACGGAATCAATCTGGTTCCAGTGCCAAGCTTTGTTTTATAGATGTACTTTGTGCCCGGCCTTCTTGTGGATGGTCCGTAAATCAGGGGAATCATGTTCTCTAAAGTTCTGCACCCGCTCTTGTACTTTTCAATATCAGAGCGAACATCTATTAAAGAGCTTAACTCACCGCCATTAAAATTTATAATCGGTATATTCATTCAAAGTATGAGTTTATTTTACTCGCGTCCCTATTGAAAGAGTAAGCGCTAATCCATGTTGACATGCTATTCCTTCCTATGGTATTTGTCTCCTGCCTGGTAACTGTTCTTACAGTTCTGATAAGTTCTCTGAACTCGTCTTTTAATTCCTTTGACAACACCTTATCCTGCGATATTGCCATTGATAACTTAATAGCTAACTGCAATACAAGAGCTTCAACAAAAAGAGCGTCAAACTTAGTGGGATCAGTGACCTTCTTAACGTACACAATTTCTGCCGAACTATCGTCTGTTAAAAGTTTTTCGCCTTCAATCTTAAAAGTTGACCACGTATTGTAAAGCGAAACCAATCGCATGAAATCTGCTGGTAAATCAAACTGATTGTCATATTCAAAATCGGGGGCGGAAGCATCTTCTGATAAAGTAGCCCTCGCCTTCGCAAAAGACCACGAGTTACTTCTGAGTAAAGCGTCTCTTGTCTGTTCGTAAAATGTCCTGCACCAAATCGCTTCAGGCGTAGTGTCAGTATCTATATCATTGATTCTCTTACTACCAACCTTAGCTAAAGCAAGGTTGCAAATCTTAGTTTCAGAGAGTGCCATTATTTAATTCCCTTAAAAAAATAAATCAACAAACCGACAGTGACAGAGATTGCACCACCAATTAAACCCCACACGCCACTTTTTACTTTTAGCATGGCTATATCAACTCTAAGTTTACTTACTTCGCTCTTTACGCTCTCTTGCCCGTCGCTCAATCTCTCAAGCTCTGACAATACGTGTCTAGACCATTCAAACCATCCATTCTTCTGTTCACTCATATTCCTATTCCTGTCAATGCCATGCTATTTGGCGGTGTATATTTATCAAATGTGTAGTTTTCGTGAGCGTCTCCACCCATATCAGTTAAATTGTGACAGTGGATGAGAACTCCGGGGTCCACGTCGGCATTTGTAATACCACCAGTCCCTAGTCCTTCAATATGTACTACGTTATCTGCCGTAGCAGAAGCTATAATGTTATCTAAGTCTATCGTGCCAGAACATTGTAAGTAACAGTTCTCCAGATAGATTTTATTTCCAGAATTTGCTGCGTTGCCTTTTGCTAAACTTGCTATACTATGTGCGGCACCACCACATTTTATTATTCCAGCCCCAGTATTCGCTCCTGGTTGACCAAGCACTAAATCCCCGACATTCCTAAAGGCGAAACCATTCATATCAAGCGTCATTATATCACCTGCACTTTGGCCTTGAATATGAAGCATCCCACCATTAGTATTTATGTTTGCATCCATCGTTAAAGTGCCAACCCCTAAATGCAAAAATCTCAATGTTTTATTTTGCAGAATTATATCATTTCCAGGTGAACTTGTTACGCTCTCTGTTTCAAGATTACTATTAATCACCGCATCAATAACATCCCACCAACCAGCAGCATTTGCCCTTGTCTTAAGATAAAAGTCGCCACCAGTAAGCGTAGCATCATCAGCTGCAATAAAGTTCCGAATCCATAAATTATCTACTAACGTACATTCGACACCGTCGCCCAATTCAAAAGTTGGAATAAAAGTTGCCCTATTATCATTTTCGGCATTTCCATCTGCTGTCATCTTTATTGTGCCAATATCAGTCCACACTATCGTGCCCGAGTTTAATATATCACCAGCAAAATCGCCGCCAAATCCGCCACCGCTAAAAGAGGTTGCCGCTTGCAGGTCGAGCGAACTTCCAATCATTTTATTTGCAGCATTAACAGCTCCTGCGGAATTTACTACAATTTTCCCAGCGTTTATGCCAAAACATGCAATTGTACTTACCCCATCTAATAATAATTCAACGCCATCAGGAATATGTGTGGCAGTTGCGCTACCACCAGTTTCAACTTGGAACGTTCCAGACACAGCTATTATTGCACCAGTCAAACCAGTAATGCTGCCATCATAGATCATGTTCCCATCTACATCGATATCATTTGTTCCCATTGAAAGTGTACCTGTGTAGCCAGTCATATTCAGCAAAGCTAATGCGGCGGTGTCTTCGTCTACCGTGCAATCGACGGCGTTGTTAAAGATAACTGAATCACCGTCCTCTGGTACCCTATCTTCCTCATCTGTGGTTGACCAGTTCCCGTCATCGCTCCAATTAAATGGCGCTCCAGCGTCACCAGTCCATGTGCAAGTTTGTGCAGCCATTACTCAATTTCCTCTATTGGAGCAGGCTTCGGGATATCAACGTCGGCTTCACCGCGAACCCTGATAAACAAAGAACATCTTTTATCTTTATCAGCCTTTGCAATACCAGAAGCTACTACGTGTTCCTCATTGCCAATCTTAACGACAACAGAAAATGCCTCCTTATCTTCTAGATATATCCTACCACTTGAATTTCGTATTGCTGCTTTGTTCGGGTCATCCTGAGCCGCAGGTGTAATGTCTTTCCCGAACCACTGCGTTATTCGTCCGTTAGTATCTAAGTACGGTTCTGCCATTAGTTCGCCACCTTTAAGTATATTGCTGTTCCGTTAAAGTTGTCACCAGTAGTGATTATTTCCATACCCTTACTATCTGCTGTTTTCGCGTACGGAAAGCCAGTTACTGGCATAACAGGACCGCCATTAGCACCAAAACTCATAGCGCCAGAATAAATCGGGGCATCATCTTTCTCTCTAATCTGGAATGTTAAAAGGCCATCGGCGGTTCCGAACAAACCCATAAGATAATAGTGATAACCAACAGTGTCGTCTACAATTTCAGCCGCAACACCATCTGCCGCCTCAATAGCCTTGAACAACAAATCAGTAGCATCTGTTCCGGTAGCAGTAAACAAATTAGTCCTGCTTGTATCGGCGTCTATTGTAGTCATCAAGTCGTTAAGGTCACTTAGATAGCCATCTATCGTAGTTAAGAGGTCAATGTTCTTACCGTGAAACTCATCGTCTAGCATCTGGTCTGCAAAGTTATATTCTGCCATGATTACGCCTCTTTTATTTCAATCTTCAGTTGGTTGCCACTGTTAATCATTTGGGCAAGATTAGCAGCGGCGTCAGAATCTAAATGCACCATCTTTATATCTACCCTGTCACCATTAGTTTGTGTGGTAAATTTAATCTGATCTTTTTCTGCTGTAAATTCACAATTCATTATTCACCTCATAAGTTTGTATGTTCATACCAACTTGCCCTAAAGCTAACTATATTATTGTCACTGCCAGAGAGAAACTTTCTTAAGTATTTTGTATTTGGCCTGAGAATAGTTTCGTTAATTTGTTGTGATAGTCCACCTATATCGTTCTTAAAGCCCTCTCCACCAACGTCACTATCGCTTATCTCAAGACCAAGACTTGTTGCTACTGTTACACCAGATGTTATTACTAATTGACTGCCGTTTATTTCGTACACATCCGCAGTATCCCATTCATTACCGCCGTCGGTACTACCAGAAAGCGTAGCGGTTACTGTTGTTGTATCATTGCCAGTTATAATACCACTTGACCCATCAGTTTGATTGAATATCTGCAAACCTATAAGCGCATCTGGGGTCCACGCCTGAGATGAATCTGTCAATACAGCAGCGTCGTTTGCCCCAGTATGCCGACCACTCCAGCAATTACGTTCTGCGGTCCTGTTACTTGCATGTATAGTCGCCCTATTACCATTAGCCATTCCACCTGTCGGTATTTCGTATAACATAGTGCTAAGAATGCCGTTGCTTGATATTCTCCAAGTTAAGTGTATCCACAAATCCGAGTCAGGAGTTTGTATTGTAGAATATAAAACACCATCAGTCCCTAATTCTGCATGACCTTCTATGTAATAATGGCTTCCGTCATGTATAGTGTAATGTTCATACTCTATGGTCTTAATAGTCTTAGTAGTGCTATCTAAGATACCGTCATCAATAGCTAGAGTAATAACATCTGCGCCATCTTTAGTATATACTTTTGGCATTATATTCTGTATGACCTCCGAGTCTGTTGATATAGACCTTTAATTTCCGCAGCAGTCAAAGTCTTGTTATAAAGCATTACTTCACCAATCTCACCTGCGTATGGGTTTTGCGGAGGTGGTGCAGCATCGCTTAAGGCACCTATGAACAAATTGTATGTAGATGTCCAATCAGTAAAAGTAACAGTAGAAGTATCGCCATCCGCACCTGTATTACCCATCAAAGAACCATCCATATATACAAGTAACCCACCTGAACCACCTACATCAGGATCACCAGTAACAATAGCAAAATGCCAATCCTCTTGACCATTTACTAAAGTAGGACTATTCCCTGTGAATCTGGCAGTATCGCCTCCAATAACGTATTGAAAGTCTAAATACCCATCGCTAGTAATATACAAAACTATGTTTCCGTCGGTTATCGAAGAACCAAAGATAACATTACTCAATGATGGCTGACCATCTGATATTTTGAACCATACCCCAATCGAAAAATTACTGCGAAAGGTAGACTGAAAAGTTGCGCCTGTATCTATATAATCGTTTTGCCCATCAAACGTAAATCCTGGAAATGCTGGAAGTGCACCTACGATAGTTCCAGTATTGCCATTTCGACTATAATCAAACACTTTGCCAGAAGTGTAGGGGCCGTGGTTGAGATTGTAATACAACTGCAATCCTGTTCCAAACCTAACTTTTGGCGCAAACAATGTCCGCATTCTTAAATACCTCTCAAGTAAACTGTCACGGTTAATGTCCCACCGCCAGGGTCGGCACTAGGGTCGATACAAACATCTATCGTACCTCGCAAAGGCTCGTAAAGCCACCAGTAATGATAGGTAGCCCCGTCGTCTTCGGTGACTGTAAGTATCTCATTATCGGCATTATCGTCGATAGTAAGAGTTACGTCGGGGTCACCGGTTACGCTTGACACCTTCATTGTAGCCGAAAGCAAAACGCCGTTTATATTAACAGCTACCTTTTGTTCTGCATGACCATCTCCAGTTTCCCATACGTAGGTTATTTCCTTTTCCCATACAGGCCATCTGTTAGCCTCATAATCTCGCTGGTCGAAACTACCTGTTATAGAAGCCGAGGTCGTCATAATATCTCCCTAGATAGGCTCTCCAGCATATGTAAATATGTGTGATTCAGGATACCTTGCCCGGTCAGTAAGAATAGTTGTTGGGGTAGTAAAGCTAAGTCCTTCAGTGTCTTCGTTCACGGTAGTCTTGCCGGGAATATCGACATTTTCACTATAGGTACCAGGGTCGGTTTCAGTTGCCGTATTACCATCTGCTTCATTCACTCTACTGAAAATCCGTGCCATTTCGTCTATTTCGTCCCAATGAACGCTATTCAAACTATTGTATGGATTAGCTCTTGCATATCGCAAGAACGACCATAAGTATTGATTACCTGTTGCCACTGCCATAATAAAACTCCTTATTCAATTAGATTGCCGTCCGCATCGCGGGGCCAGACGTTTAGTTTTGTCCGGCCCCACAATACAGTCATTTGCTTCTTTAATGGAATCCGTCCGCCTTCTCTAGTTGTATAACCAGCACGATAGGTACGAAAATTTACTTCTTCTCGCAAATCTTTCTGGCTAATATCATCTGGAACAATTTCCATTACTTCTTGTCCTTTATTGTCGATAATCTTCTTAGAGTGACCCTTGCAACATAACTAATGGGCCATCACCACTTTTACTACCAACCATGACATAACCTGCATATTGACTCGTAACGTATGTTCCGATATTACTATAAACATCAATCGAGCCATCGTGTCGCCAGTAGGCACCACCAAGATACTGGTCACCAACGGTAGCTTGCGGTGAAACAAATACAGGACCACGAGTTTTCACCCAACCGTAATAATTATCTGTAAGAAGGGCCAAAGGAACACCTATAAAACCTTGTGTTCCATTAGAATTGCCCTGCTTTACAGCAGTATATGGATTCGCAAAAAGCTCCATATTATCTGACGTAGTAACATCTACGCCTAATGGACGGTCAAGATAAAATCTGGTTGTAGTTCCAGATGTTGCTTCATTACCTTGGATTCCATAGACTTGACCACCGCCAGTTGCATGAAATATCATTAAGCAGCCGCCTGCATATTGATCTTCAGTAATCGATCCTTCTGTAAGAGTGATTACATTTGAACCAGCAGCAGAAGCGGCACCAATTGCTTCTTGACTTACCGCAGCGCCAGTCCCTTCGTCCCACACGCCCATGTCATACGACGTATAGGTTGAAGCGGCTTTGCAGTATTTATAAACACTTCCATCCCATGCAATATGACGCGTTCCGAGTGTATATCTCTGGGTCGCATCATTTGTTGAAAGGCCAAGATTATCAGCACCAGTAAAATCGTGCGGAACGGCAGGCCATTGAATGGGATTAAATGGTTTTGCAAATTGTTTAGACATTTTAATCTCCTTTATTATTCAGCGTCAAGTTCAATCCTGACGACAGCGGGGCCTTCCACTCGCGTAGCACCGATACTAAGTGTGGAGAAAACTTGTACCGAGTTCAACAGGTCAGGACGAGGGTCGATATTTACGTCCGGCTCTTCTGCAACAGCAAGAACAATCGCGTCCTGAGCAAAAGCATAAGAAGCAATACAATCGGTATCAACACCGGTTGGAAGTCTTGTGCTTTTGATGAATTTGAATCCCATATAAGTATCAATCTGACCCTGAGCCAAAGCCTTGACTGTGTTATAGTCAGAACTTTTCACCTCAGTAGTGTTCAACAACTGGTTGAGATTATAGGGATTAGTAACGAAGTAACGCTGACGGTCATCATCAATCTCAGCGTCATCGAGAAGTTGTTTGCAGGTAAGAAGCTTTGCAATCGTAAGCGGGGTTTCAGTTGCGTCACTGTTAGCTGTACCAGCAGCAACGATAGTCCCATCACTATTGACTACGCGACATTCACCTACATCATAATGGTTAATCGTAGTTCCGCCTTCGTGCCCGCCATAAGCGGCTGCACCAAGCGCGGTAATAATAACATCATCAATCTGCCGATTAAGTGAGAATGTCTGATTCTGCACATATACAGCCTGTGGGTCAATCAACATCTTCAACTTATCGGGGTTGTCAATCAAGTCGGCAGGAACAACGTAGTCAACCATTGACAGTTTACGTCTTGAGTGGTCGGCATCAGAAATCGGTGTTTCTCCATGCCTTGCACCACGAGCCTGTGCATCTTTAGGCCCAATTCGTTCTACATACATCGTATCGCCCGTAACCGCTTCCATACGGCAACATCCTCGCATCTTAGCAGGCTTCTGCTGAGATAACAGGAGAATGTTGGCCTTGAATTGGTCAACAAAGGCAACTGGTATCTGTGTACTCATAGTATTACCCTTCTGTTATATTTACGTTAAGTTTTAACGGAAAGGTAATCCTTACGGGCCTTTTCCTACATCACGCTGCTAACGGGTCGTTTACGACCATTTGCGGGGCTTCGTAAGAAGTAATCCCAAAACCGAATCAAAAGGGGCTTTCGCTATTCCTTTTTATCTTCGGGGTGTAAGCTTGCAAAATACTTTTGTACTAAATCTACTTGTTGTTTATGTTGTGGGTGGTCTGCTTGTCGATACGCGTCAGTATTCATCGCCTCTGCAATCTTGGCCTTCATTTCAGTCGGAGTGGCAATATCCCTTTGAGATGCAACGCCATGCTCCGAAAACTTCTCGCCTAAATTACTTGCAAACCGTATAAAGTTTGGATCATTACCGTACTGCTGAATAATTTTGCCCTTGAACTCTTCATCACCTGCACAACCCTGTTCAATCGCTATATTACCTAAATGAAGTTTCTGTTCTGTGGCTGCGCCCCAATCTTTATATAACTGGGCCTTAGTCTCTTTCAATTCAAGCTCTTGTATATTTTGTTGCTCAGCTAGGGTTTCCATCAGATAACTGTTATTGAACTCAAATATCGCGTCAGCCTGCTTCTTACTAATTCCTATTTTATGGAATAACTCTTGTGCACTTTTTGCAAAGTCCTCGTTATAATGTTCCTCTGGTAACGCGTCGGGTTTCTTGAAGCCGTAATCATCAGCAGTGTCCGGCCTACCCGCTACACGCCAAAACTCTTCCCAGACACCTTGGTCTGAAGTCTCGTCTGGTATGACAATCTTGTTCTTGCCTACCATAGCCTTTGTATTAACAAAGTTTTTGGCAAGGGTTTGAATGTTGGGGATACTCGACAGTGACGGGTCGCCCTGTAAGTCCTCCGGCAACATCCTTTGCTGCCAATCCTTTGCAAACGCTCCATCATCACCAATAAGCGGTTGGGGGGCGTCGCTAGTTTCCACCGATACATCGGGATTCAAACTAAGTTCCGGTTCCGGTGTTGCTACCGATGCTAATCCTTCTTCAGCCATTTTCAATTCCTTCTATTAATACGGGGTCATTAGGATCGGCACCGATTAGACGCCTAATCTGTAAAATAACCGACCTCTTACCCTCGTTATAAGCTGTCATATACTGGTTATCTGAAGTAAATGTAAGCTCGTTTTCGTGACAAAACTCTGATAAATGGTCCAGTACCCGCTTCGCTTCATTAGTTGCAAACGCAGCGTGATAGTTTGTAATCAGCTTCCGTAAAGCTTCTTTTCGCTTCCTTTCATTCATTTCTTAATCTTCTTTCCGTACTTCTTGTCCCATTTCTTTGCAAGCTTCGGATGCTTTGCGTGCATGTACCTTCTTTGTTTTTTTGATCTATATGGCATTATGCCTCCATAAGCTTTCCGGCTGGAGAACCTTCCTCCGGCGCCTTGTTAGTTTTAGAATACGCCTGAGAAGCAACTTCAGCAGCTTGTGCCACTTGCTGTGCCTGCATTGCCTGTTGCCTTGCAGCTTTCTTATCCGCTCTCTGTTGTTCAGTTGTAAGGTGTTCAGTCTTAACACCCCACGACTCTGCCATATCGGGCATTGCAGTATCAATGTTAACCCAATCCAAGGACTCCGGCATGAACTGTGACATACTACCAGCAAATTCCATAAACTGCATAAAGCCCTTGGCCTGCTGACTTCTTAATGCCAAAGCAAGCTCACCTCTATATTCAATGCCAAAGTCAGTCAATCCCATTGGAGGAGGAGGTAGTCTGCCATTTCTCATTAACAATTTAACAGAACGTGTTATATTTGGTCGTAAAAGTTCAGCTTCGAGCCGAGCCACTGGAGACGCGAGCCTACGAAGACCCTCTCTTATCCGCTCCGCAACTTCAACGGTAGTCATTCGCTGCGTAAGGTCAGTAAGTGGTACAAAAATGTCCCTATAAAACGCCTGATGTACCTTTTCTTGTAGATATTCTACAAATTCCTTCGTTATCGGGAAGTTACCCAAAGCATTCTGCTGTATAGCCCCAATAGAATTGCGCTCCTGAACAAAGTTTACTGCATTCGGAGTTACATTTACCCTACCTTCAAACGTACTTAGAACTTCAAGAGGAGGATTAGTCCACTTATTGCTCAACTCTATAAAATCAAGCATTGCCTGATTCAGCATCTTCACAAGTGGTAAGACTTCTGTGCCCTGGCCCCTTCCATATACCTCAAATCCAGACTTTTCCCACCTCGGTACTGCAAACGGAAGCTCTTCAAAACCACCCTCATCTACAATTTTCTTCCCTTTTACGTCTACATAAATAGATTCGTAGGGCATGTTGAGATTGTCTGTTAATGTCGGATTCCTGTCACTACGAGGACGAATGATATGGATAAACTCAAATACGTTATTCTCTTTCTTGATGTCCTCAGAGGCTTTTTGTATATCTTCGCTTACATTGTCATAACCAAACTGCTGTACGGCTTGCCGAGCAGTCCTGGAAAATGACAGAATCACAGTATCTACAATGCCGTGATTGTTTTCGAGAATCTGATATGTAGATATGTCCCAGTCTCTAAAGTTCAAGCCACCTTTACTATAATCCCACTCAGAGTATAGATTGCCTGTACCAAAGACCACCAAACTCCGTAAGGTCTCGTTAAGCTGTAACATGAAATTCGATTCAAACATCTCGTCATGTGTTATCTCAGTACTATACGAAAGATATCTCTTGATTTCAGGCCGTTCTCCTAATGACCTGTCCTTAGAAACGAGACCAAAGAACTTCTGACCTGTAGGAATCAAAGCAGCGGAAAGACCTGAAGCCATATTCTGTGAATCGAATATAGCAGTAGTATCATATATTTTTCTCGCCTTGTCATCACCAGGAGTTTGAATATCAGTTATCTGATTCTCGCGTGGGAACATCAGGTCAGCAGTTTCCTGCCATAACTTACGGAAAGTAGCCTGCCGTGATTGTTCACGGTTACGCAAAGCGATAATGTCTCTTGCTCTTTCACCCAAGGATCGTTTTCCCCTTCTTTGCGGGCTCTAAAGCCCCTGTGATAATAGTCTTTCTGAAACCACTACGCCTACGCGCCTGCTTACGCGCAAAGTCCTCTGTCTCCGGGGTTACGTCCGGTATAGGCGGAGGCGGCGGTGGCGGTGGTAACGGAGCAGGTTTTGATGGCTTACTAAAGAATCCACCCATAATATCTCACCTATGCTTAAATATCTTCTCGTAATTCTTTCCGTACTTCTTCATATCACAAGGACGGGGTCTGCAGCCCTTTCCTGCCTCAATCTTTATTCCAAGTTTTTTCTTCTTCTTTTCCATTTTTGTAAATTATATACTACTTATACTACTTTGTCAAGTATTACATTATTTTATATTCAGAAATCGCATATTCCTGTCTAGGAACAGTGCTTACACTTGCTATCCTTGCGCCCGAAGCTGCAAGCGAAAAGTAATTCATTGCGTTTCTGTAATGGTCGCCACCGGAACCTAAGGATCGATATCTGTATATCTTAGTTCCCGACCGCTTATTTGTTTCAAGGACTTTGGCACAATTACACATTTGCTTAGCAAATTCGTCTATTTCCTTACACCTTCTCGGTAATACTACTTGCTGCTTCATAATCATTCTGTGCGTTGTGTCGAATATCTCGGTTCTGTTTACTTTAACTATTCCTGTATTATTGTTATATGAAGTGCCTATAGTAGAAGTTTCAGAGTATTCGCATAAAAATATCTTGTACGGTTCCGCCGCTTGGAATGTTCTTGCTGCATCTTCGTAAGGCCTAATATCTATTACGGCACTCTTTACGTTAAATCTTTTGGCTATATCATGTATATCATTCCAATCTGATAGCTGAATAACCTTTAGAATCTCGTAATTGTCCATGCCGGTTCTAGCACCGATAACTACGTGTTTTATCTTGCCTACGTCAACCCCCATTGCACATGGCCCTTTACTAAACGTCTGTTGTATATCAGGGCCACAACACTTAAATACGGCGTCATGGGTCAACTTATCCTCAGCGGCTACATAAGGCAGACCTAACCTTAATCTGTATACATCACCAATGTTGCCCTGCGGTGGGTCGTTGAAGTCTGTTAGGATTTCGTAAGGGTCGTTAAATACACTTGAAAGTTGAGACCATCTATACCCGTGCATAAAGTCTGTATTCTCTCGTTTAGAAGGAACCCACTCAATCATGTCAGGATTAGATATGCCTACCTCCTTCCCGCATTTATCACAACCTATATACCCTATACCGTTTTTTGTTTTTACGCACTCCGGAAATGAGAGTTCCGCGCAGGTCCAATGGTTACAAGTACATTTTCTGAATAGGTGCCGCTGGTCGGATTTCTGGAAGATTTTGTCTATCCCGTAATCTGGTAGTGTAGGGTTGGATATGAACGCCTCTTCCTTAATCTTCGAAGCTCCCATCCTCATGCGGGCCTTGGTAATAATTTCCTCGTCCATCAGGTCAACTTCATCAAAAACAACTCTATCTACAGGAATTGACCGCAATTGAGTGGATTCCTTTGCGTCGTCACCACTTCCTATCTTCTGAGATAATCTGGCACCTCTTAAATATAAGAAAGCATCGTGTATTTTCTTTAGTGATGTAGTGTCTGTGCCCCTGCCACCAGACTTTACATATTTACCTATGGAGTCCCTGTTTGCCTGAATCAGCGGATTAAACCGAGATTTACTAAACTCACCAACATTATCAGTCGTTGGGAATAAATATAAAACACCTTTAGGATACCTCCGGAATATCATGCCGTGTAAAGACTTCAAAACCTCAAGCTCGGTAAAACCGCCCTGCGTAGCCTTCATATAACATAAACGTCTTGCCGTACTCTGCAAAGGCTCTAACTGATAACCATGGTCCTCAAACGAAAATGTACAAGTCTGTAACTGAATCTTATTCAATTCAGCCCAATAAGCGCAATCAGCCTGAGCTATTATAGTTGGGTCAATTTCCATCATTTAGTCAACCACGCATAAATAACAAGTAGAAACATGAACACCATTATTGTGTATACGAAGTAAGTCATTTCCTGCCCGTACCATTCCCCCTCCCACCACCACGACCGTGACCTGGACCACCACTCCTGCAACCACCAGTATTTCTATTACGCCTACCTCCTCCTGCACGACCCCTGCCCTTACCACTACCATTCTTAGTACCGTATCTGGCCATTATCTTCCTTTCATTCCAAAATCAATATATATGTCTGAGGTCATAATGTTATTCACGACCCCGCCCCCTTTGGGGGGTTTGCCCTTATTCTGACGTAAGTACCCCTTATGCCATTATTCCTATTACTCATTCTAGGTGCATGTTTATTGGTCAAAAATGACCTTGCCCCAGCGCTGGGTATAAAAAGGCTACGTCGATTTATCGTCATTGTCCTTATCCTTACAAAACATTAACATAATACCTCAATGCCTATTCTTGGTCCTTGTGCGCCCTAGAATCAATTATCTCTGTTTTATCGACCTGTACTATGTTTTCATTATTATAATCGCCCATAGAATCTATGCTGCAGTGTTTTTCTGCATCCTGTAGCTCTGTAATGCTTGGAGAGCACCCTATATCGCCCTCATTCTCAACGTCTATGGCGTTATCTAGTAATGCTTGTTTTTGAATCTGCTTCAGTCTTATAGTTGCTAATGCCTGATATTCTGCACGTTCTCGCTCTGATAACTGCTTCAATTGTTCACTTTCTATATTGAGATTATCAGTGAATATGCCTAGTGTTCTACCAAGCTTTTCTAAGGCATCTAAACGATTGTAAAGCTCTAACTGAACATTAGTTCCGTTTTGCGTATGGCTTATTTTACAGCTCTTAATTAGCTTGGTATTGTATCCCATTCTTTTTAATTCGCCCAAGCTGGTTTTTCCTTGTAAGTACTTTTCAAAGCTGGAGATATCACCGCAAAAAGCTATTTCAGCAAGTGCTATCTTTATACGTTCAGGAGTGATCGCATAATCGTGAAGTCCTTGTTTTATCGCATCTTGCACCCTCGGTGTCTTGATAAGCTGACAACCTGATACTCCTGGATCACTATAACCAGCTATCTCTGCTGCCTGTTTATGTTTAAATCCATTAGTTAGATACTCTTGTACGAATATTGCTTGCTTATCTGTAAGCTTCTTAGTACCTAGAGGTGGTAAAGCAATTCTTTTTAATTCCGTCTGCGATTCATTACTCATTTTCGCTTGTTTACTCCTTATTCTAATTTCGGAAAATCTACACTAATTATATACATTATATATGCAACGTCAAGTAAAACCTTACATATACCTAACAGTGTCCTATTATACTAAGTGTCCAGTAAAGTTTTTTTGCCGTGATAAAGATTTTTTCGTTATCGTTGATATTGCTGGTCAGAATCCTCCGGTAAAAAAACATAAAAAAAATAAAATAGTTATTGACAAGCATGTATTATGCCGATACAATGCTAACGTGGACTTGAGAAACTCTTACAGGAGAATGATTATGCTTAACTGCACAGAAAATGACTTATGTTACGATGAAGTGAAGCTGGACTACCACGCACTACAGGAAACCGCGAGCTTTGCAGTCGCGGCCCTGATTCAAGACTGTAGCGACAGTCTTGCTAAAATGCAAGACGCGCACTTCAAGGCAATAACAAAAAACGATGGCACTACAAGCTTGTACCTTGATGCAGATAGGCTTTCACAAAAAGCAAATGCCTTAAAACTTGCAGCGGATACCTATGCAGCATTAAAAGAGGGTTGGACCCGAGAAAATAAAACTATTGTAAATGTTGGATAGTAACTCACTGGACCGATGATCTTAATTGTTTGATGGTCCATTGATTCGAGAAACCCTAACCTAGGAGATAATGATTATGGAAGCAAACGAGAAAAACTTTGCAGAAGTATTGGACGAAAAGGGATACTCTGACAGGCCCGACGTTAGCGCTGATATATCCCTGTATGAGTATCTGATGATGAGAAATCCAGATAATGACGTGGTGGTATATGCTGAATATAAAGAAGATGACGAAACAAATGACGATAGGCATTTTGGGTGGTCCGTTATCGGCCTAGATGATGTAATTGAGTTTTTACTTGATGCTGATGACGGGTTTTTTAGTTTCGTCGGTTCGACAAAAGCAAAAGAGATAAAAAGCATTATCCTTTACCCGCGAGGGCTGGAAAACACCATAAACGCTGCAAATTCGTGGAACGGTTGGTTTAATGAATCAATCTTCTACACAACCAAAGAAACAGTATTAGAGCAAATTGACAACTACCTGAAGAAATAGCAAAACCGGATCATTAAGCTTAACTGCTTGATGGTCCTATTCGATAACCTTTAATATGGGAGTGAGATTATGAAATACCAAAAAGCTAATATCGAGAATGGACGCATAGAGGTAACAGAATCAATCGAAGTAGACCAGAACAGTTTAACAAGTGATTGCTGGTTAGTACAGATCCAAGGTCTAAAAGCATGTGCAAACTGCGAATTTAGAAATACCCCTGAATGTGGTGGTGATTTTCTAAAGTCCTTACAGTAGCCCTTCGCCGCTGCGCTGTACTTTATAGGTGGAGCGCAGCATTTGTTGTCCGTGTTGTATGGTAGAGGTATTCGAGAGTTTAGATCAACGGCATAATGCCAAGGGAGACAATGATGAAAGTAGAGAACATGACAAGTAGCAGAGGAAACAAAGTAGCAAACATCTTATGATACCATTATTGCCAAGGTAGAAAATAAGAACGATGGAACTCACAAGATTTATCTTGACCGCGACGCGTGGGATTACTCCGCCACAACCGGAAAGTATCGCAACCAGTTTTTAGGCGAAACAAAGAAAGAAACAGAAGCGAAGATCAAAAGTGGAGAATATATCCTTATGGACTTGAATTAATAATAATAGGACTGTGAGCACTTGTAAGACGTTTCGATTTTACTTTAGACCTAGAGGGTGGCTGGAATTATGAGAATGGTAACGCAGCGAGATCAAATTGAGAGCGTGCTTCAAGGCGCTGAAAGCCCAACAGAGATATTTCAAAATAAAAAAGGTGAAATTCTTATCACAGAAGAAATTGATGTTGGCTTGTCAAGAGTTGTAATTGACAAACGGGCAAATATAAATTTTATCGGGTGTGGACCAGTTCGTAAGAAAATATGGCAAGAAAGGAAGTAACACGGAAAGAAACTAAATACCGCCGCTACTGACGCGGCTAACCGGAAAGGGAAGGTGAAATTGTGAACATAGTAAATTGGGTTTGCTTCTGGATTGTGGCGGTAGAGGCCGCTGTATTAGGGGCAATCATTCTATTCGCTTTTGCTACCCGTCTTTATTTCAGAATCGATGACATGCTGCGCACGCGGTATAGAAAGAATAGGTGAAAACATGTACACAAAAGGAAAATTAAGAGTTTTGGCTACGAACTGCGGCTCTAGCTTAATGTCAGGATCAACCGTTATAGGTTACACCCCGCGAAGATATGGCGGGGAAGCCAACGCAGAACGCCTAGTAAAGTGCTGGAATGAGCACGATGAATTGGTAAAACACTTGAAACGACTTGTCAGATTCGACACAAAAGAGGAAATTAAAAGAAACTTTGGTCTATACGATTTGGCCATAAAAGAAGCTAAAGAGCTTATCGAGGCTATATAATGACACCTAAAGTTATACTACAATTATGGCTAGCAGGAAACTAAATTATGAATTGCGAAAACTGTGAAAATTATATCCCCACTAAAGGCTATCGCCCCGGCGATAGATTTGAACTTAAATTTGAAAGCAGTAGTATTATCTGCCTTTTGATCGGCATCAACGGAAAGTACCGTTTGGTGAACTTAGTAAATGGGGGATTCCCCGGTGAGGAAATAGACGTAGGAACCTCTTGTAGTTTGCCGCTGAATAAGTCACAAATAGTCAAACTGACGGGAAACGCGACAGAATGGGCTTGTGTTTCACGTCGCTTTTCGGAACCTCTATACCCAGACTTTCATAAGGTAGAAAAATGACTGAGCAAATACTGCTAAATCTGTTTCTGGCTATCTGTGCAGTAGAGTCAGGGAATAACCCTAACGCTGTAAATTTGAAAGAAAATGCTGTTGGGGTGGCGCAAATACGCCCTATCATGGTTCGGGACGTTAATCGTATTTGTGGCGCTCCGGTGTTCGGGTTAAAAGATAGATACGATCCTGAAGCTTCCTACGAGATGTTCAAGATTTATATCAAACATTACGGCGCTAAAACGCCACGTGAGGTGTCAATGCAATGGAACGGAGGCCCGAAAGGGTATGAAAAGAAAAGCACACTTGGATATTGGCGAAAGGTGCAAAGGAGAATGAAATGACATAAAAAAAAAAAAAAAGGCA